GCAAAAACCTCATATGCTTGGGGTTATTGAAAAACTTCATTGTCTCCCAGCGCTGGCCACCATACATATTGTTAACTAGCTCGGCATTGTCTCGCTTAATTTGCTTTATCTCGGCCTCTCCAGGAGGCCTACCCTCTTTTGCTAACTTAGTAATAACGTCATTGTTATAATCATTCCACGTTGTCAGTTTAAGCTTTGGGTGAAACTCCTTAAACAGAAATTCCATTCCCCTTTTCGCTGTCCTTAGAGACTTTTGAATAATCTTAGGCGCCTTTTTCCCTTCAGCATAATCTACAGCCTTATCAATTAACGCCTCTCCACGCTTGAACATTTTCGGATCAATTGGATCAGCTTTCAATCCAGAATCTGCAGCCGACATCATGAATTCTTTATTCTTCTGAAATTCCCCGCCCTCACCTAGCCACTTTTTAAGATTAAGAGCCTTTTTACCCCTACCGCCAATCGCACTCTCCATGAGCGGTTCATAATGGTACGGCGAGAGAGCTACACGCTTGAAGCGTATAAGGTCAGCAAGCGAATCAAGCGCATTTACAATTTTATAACCAGGGCGAAATGTCTCCTTGTTGAACACTCCTTGGAATGCCTCGGCAAAGTCAGGATGAACCAATGCAGGGGCCTCAGATGTAGAATGAATAAGCTTGCCGCCCTTTTCTCCTGCAACATAGCGCCGCAAAAAAGGACTCTCGAATGGAACATAACCATCCGCTTTTGCTTTCTGGTATTTCTTCCTGCTTGATGGATTAACAATGATATCAGTTTTATTTTCCTTCTCGTGCGTTTTTACTTTTTTAAGGAGTTCGTTATTGGCCATAGTCTTGATCATGATGCGATCATTTGCGCCAACCAAGTCAATAATGTTTTTGTGCAATGGCTTTAGGCCAGCCTTCTTGAATGCCTCATTATAAGACATAAACGTTTTAGGATTAGAGAATGGGTTTTTTGTTTTAAATTTATTGCTAAGTTCATTCGTCGCCCTAGCAAACTTCTTAGGGTCATACTCGTACAGCCCTGGCAAATAAACCTCTTCTAGTGCCTCTCGTGGATTAATATTTTTTGTGGCAGGGTTATCATTCCACGTCTTTAGCGACTCATCAAGATGCTTGCCAATCATTTCGTTAAACTTGCGTGCGCCTTTAGGTAGCCTCTTTGCCAGTTCTTTATATGTATCACCTTCTTTAAAGGGGTTGCCAGTCTTCTGGCGGTAATACATCATCTCTTCCAGGTTCTCCTTGGTGTACTTTCCCTTTTTCTGCGCCTTTTCAAGCATTGCCTCTCTTTTAAATCGAGCCTCAACAAGCTTGGCATCACGTGCGCCAACATGATCCTTGAGCATCTCAAAAGGAATTTTTTCCCCTGGCGTCTTACGTAACCCACCAACTTCCTTGCGAGCCTCTGCCGCAACGTCTTTAACCTCTTTTGGCACTAACCGACGTAGTCCTTTTGAAGCCTTTTTCGCAATCTCTTTAGCCTTCTCCACAGCGGGTCTAACAACAGGCTCTACCGCCTTGCCTAGCTTCATCTTTCTGGCAGCTAAGTGGGCGCCACGAGCGCCCGTGGCTATAAACGCATTATCAATAATTTGTTGAACTGTGGGCATTTCTCCCTCTATAGCTGCTTGCGTCCCCGTAATCCCTGCTACATCAAGAGCCACCTCACCAATCGCTCGTCCAGGTTTAGTATTTAAGAGCTTGCTCATACCAGGAATCTCACGAAGAATTGGCAGTAACTTAGACATCTTTCCAGTAACGCCACCTATTATTGCAGCCTTGCCAGTCTCCTTGGCAGTACGGCCTGCTCTCTCTAGAAAGTCACCAAATGAAGCATCCCCGCCACCTTTGACATAATCTCTGTACTCTGCAACAGAATGTTTAAGCAACGTTGGAGCTGCAAACGCACCTGCAGCAGCACCTGGAATCGCGCCTATTCCGCCAATCGGAGCGCCTGCAGCAGCGCCAATGCTGCTTCCAACCATCATGGCAGGAGCATCTGAAGCAGTTTCTCCAGCAAGTTCGGCAAGATGCTCATACCACGGCTGCTCCTTGTCGCTTACCTGCTCGCCATAGCCAGCCAATATTCCACTGACACCAGACTTTAACCCCCTTTTGAATGACGGGATAACGCCTCTTTCATAGTCAGCGGGAATAGTATCCCTGTAATCATCAAAGTACTTATCTATTACTTCTTCAGAACCTGCTGGCTTTTTTCGACTCTTTGTTGGACGGATTTCTAATCTTACAAGGCGTTCTGCTTGCTCCCTAGGCACACCAAGATTCTGTAATCCACTAACTGCCTTCATGCCTTGCAGTTTTTGTTGTGCTAGTGCCTTCAGGCCAGAGCTTATACTTCTAGCATCAACACTTTGCCCTGCATCGCCCCTAAGACCCTCAAGCATTTTATCGTATCTACGCAAGTCTTCTAAAGACATCTTAACCCCTTAGGTATAGCTTCCCGCTAAGTTGCCTAACGAACCTCCTATTGAAGCACCAAGCATAGGCTGTCCAAAATATGCACCTGCTGCTGTTCCGCCAGCAGTCCCAAGAGTACTCAACAAGTTTTTGAGCCAGTTGTCTTGTTCGCCTTCGCCGTCTTCACCGCCACCACCTTTAGTAATTAATGACTGTGGTGTTAGGGCCATTTTAAGCATCTGCATCAACTGAGTCATGTTCTGCATTCCATATTTAGACTCCATCGCAGCTAGATTTTCATGAAACCCAGCACCTGCTTGTCCAAGAGCGCCTTCAAAAGCACTAGACCGTTGGCCACCTCCCATAGCAGTAAAGCGTTCGGCTATGCTTGGAATTGTTTGCGTGTCGAACTGTGTACGTGCTTGTTGGGCAATAGCACCAAAACCCTTGGTGGGGTCTTGCATGCCTTCACTGCCACGTTGGCCCAGTTGCTGGAAAATTTGTTGTTGCCATGGCTCAAACCGTGGAATTCTTTGGAATTGACTACCAGCTTGAGGCTGCCTTTGGTTTCCACCTCTTGCAGCAGCATTAATCACACCTGGCATGCCTTGCAAAAGTGCCATGCCGCCCTGATTTGCCCATCCACCCTCTTTTAGCGCATTCGGAACTGCCATCTCTCTCCAATCAAAATTTAAGAAACTCGACCACCACGTAACAATGAGTATATGCAATCCTGTTAACGCCTGTCGTTATCGTAACATTAGTATTGTCTACACTCAATTCTATCACATTAGCAGCAACAGCAGAGGCATACGGCAACGGTAAATAGCTAAGCGGAGCAGCAAGCTTGTTTGCAGCTCCATATATTCTTGTAAATTGCGTTGAGGTGTTACATGTAATACCGTGAGCAACTGTTTTTGCAGCAGCATTTGGCAGCGCACCAAAATCTATTACCTTCCTGTAAACAGACCTAAACTTAGCTTCAGCTGTTGTTGTCGAGTCAACAGTGCCAGGAAAAAACTGCTGGCCCGTAACAAACTCAGAAGTGTCGTAATAGCCTGTGTCTTTAAGATTTATCATGGTGGCCATATTATTAAGATTCTGGTAAAGACGCACAAGCAACTCTTTGAACTCTGGGCTTGTTACCTCAGTAGAATATATTTCAGATACATCCCACTCCTGAGTCGTCCCTAAAAATGCCCCTGTATCTTCTCTTGGCATAACCTACTCCATTAAATATGACCAATTGCTTCAGTATGTAATATAAAGCCATCAAGCTGGAATCCTGACCACGCAATGCCAGCATCTACCATCTGCTCATCGCTCATATATAGTTTTAATTGAATATTCTCACCACTACTTTGGAAGAACACCGAGTGCCATAGTCGATCTTGATAGCCTTCTAAAGATGTCGGATCATATGCTCTTGTTAGCAGCTTAGACGAACCCAGCATAGAACCAGACAAGGTTCCCTCTCGTATCATTGAAAGCTCTGCTGATGATGGGTAATAATCGACAGTAATCTCTCCAAAGGTTGTTCCTTCTACACAGAAATCCACCTTTGCCAGGTAGACCTTCTTATGATCTTTTACATATGGATTAAACTGCTTTGTGAGTATTTTATAATTTGACACACGCGCAGACACGCCTCCGCCTGTATAGGCTCCGGCTGCATCGGGCTCCATAATAGTAACTGTATCAGCAGCATAGTTGGCATCAGTAATCTTGTATATTCCATCTATACCGGTTGTCCCTTGAGCATTTTCAACAGAGATGAATTCACCAACAGCAAAGTTGTGATCAATAATTGTAAGCGTTACAAGCTCTCCAGCAATTGCAATGTCGGTTATCTGTGCGACAGGAGCATTAGCGTTTGTATCAGCTTCGATGGTAAAGATAAACCCTTGCTGGTTGCCCGCTATAACCTGTTTAAAGTTTGCCTGCAAGACGCCACTATCCCATGCAGCGTCATATTCATCCCATGTCATACTGGTTGATTCCCATGTTGTATCAGAAGACTGCTCTAAGTAGCCAAAGCATGTAATACAGTCTTGGTTATATGACCATGAGCCATTCATGTAGTTGAATACTAGGACTTTGTTAGGATAGACATTGCCAGGATCATTACCAGTAGTAGCAGGAAACGTCCAATACACCATGTCCACATAATAATCTCTAATCCCTGCAACTCGTTTTACTCCCTCGTCTCTGTTCAGAATTGTATAAGTTTCGTCTGGTATTTTTTCATCAATGCTTTCAACGTTGGCACCGTTGCAGGCGTGAATGCCGGTATTGCCAGCAGTTAGTACCACTTTATCGAATGAAACCGTTGAGAACTGCGCTTGGCTACCCAGTTCTGAATTGATCTTTTGCCATCTAAATGGTTGCACGTCGTTGCCTGTATAAACAAGCTCCCATGTACTTTGTTCAAAGTAGACAATAAGCCTATCTTTAATAAACTCTGCGCTTATAATTTCTTCTTGAGTAGTAGCGTCAACCCAGTTGGCACCATCTGCTTTATTGCCAGCAGTATCACTCGAGTTCCCTTGATACCATGCATTTACAGCAAACGGACTACCGTTATGAGAAAACCTACATCTGTTGCCATAATGACTGTTCGTTCCAAGGGAAGCGGGCGGAACACCACCAGGATTATTATTCTCTACTGTGTTTAGAAGTAAAAGCCTGTCCTTGAAAGATACTATTATGCGTGCAGTTTTTACATATGGCCCCATAGTAAGCGGCTGTACAGGATTAGACGTTGCCGCTGTTGGCGAAAAGAAGAACGACCCATTTGTAGCACCTACTGATATTGGTAACCCTGTAGCAGGGTCAAAACTGTACCCCCATGTAGCAGCAGCTCCGATACCTGGCGCCTTCATCCACCAAATTGGGTCATCTGTAATCGTTCCCACACCATTCAGGTTTGTAACTTGGAAGTTAGTTGCAAACAGAATAGTAGTACTCATTTTTGCGCCACGGTGGTTTTCGGTCCAGACAAAATTACTGTTGCTGCCTCGCCATAATGGTGTAGTGCCTGTACCTGAACGCTCCCACGAAGTCCCCGTGTATAAATAGGCAAAACTTGTATCAAATGCATAGGCAGGCTGGTCGTTTATCGGCCCTGTTTCATATCTAGTAAGCCCCATGACGGGAAATGCTGGATAGAAGTAAATCTGTGTTAATGCAGTGGCATCAGCAAAGTCATACGCACCCGTAGCTAGATTATAGGTATGCGTTGTTGCACCACCTGTTGTATACATGACACCATCTTGGTACACAGTGAAAATCTCATTGCCAATGGAAAACATTTGCCCAACAGCATATATAGCCCCACCATCAACGTTAGTAAGAAGTCCCGCAGCATCTCCGTTAACATCTGTTGTTCCATTTGCAGTAGTAAGCTTTATTCGTAATCTTGAATGCAGCGGCCGAGTCTCGTCACTTGATGCACCTGTACCAGTAAAATTAGAGCCAAACCGCTTTCGCACGCTACCACGAAACACATATGCATTAGTTAACTCTGCAAAGGAATCCTCAGGCAAAAGCCATGGAGACACGTCTTTTTGCAGTCCATTCTTTATTGGTGCTATTAGGAATGTATCAAAAGCCATTTGCAATCCCCGATTAATACCCTATTGCAAGCCAGCAGAAATCAACAGCATGACGAGTTTGGTCTTGCTTGTAGCCAATAACACTGAACTGAGCAACGCCAGCATAATTATAAACACGTATACTCCAATCCTGAGCTGTGGTTATTCCACCTACGTTTACAGCAACAGTTGCATACACTGCTAATATATTAGTTGGAAACGGAGTTGTGTATGTGATTGTTTTTTTACCGTCTGGAAAAGCAGCTGTAATACTACTTCCCCACTTTAAAATAAGTCCTGACGGAAATGTGGTAGAACCATTGTTTATTAATGTCGCAGCTCCTGTTAAAGGAATTGCAGCACCAGCAGCTTTCTTAATAAAAAGTTCGCTTCCGTTGTTATACATAGCTACATCAGCTCCAACAACAGCTGGGTCTGCGCCCAGATCAGTAAAGTCTATC